GACTCGTGGTTCTACTACGACCTCAGTAAAATACACGGGGCCGTTGGAATATCTAAATGCTCTAAGCCCTTCGCCGTCGTTTGCGTCTGAGTGACATTCAAACTTGTAAGGGCAATACGCACACCCAGAAGGTAGTTTCATATTACCTTTTTTACCTTCAGGTATAGGAGCATAACATTTGTCAGGCGGAGTGTCAACATCAATTGCTGCCTTGACCTTCTCGATTTTTTCCTTTACGTTTGGCTTCTCAAGGTCGTCGGGCCGAAACAAACACAACTCACCGCTCTCTTTGTTAATAACAAGAAAGCCACCTTCGTTTGTTTCTTCAGCAGTCTCATAGCCAGACAACTGTGCAAGATACCCAAAGGGGTCGTTGTTGACCAGTGAGCCATCTTTAAATTTATTAAAAGAAAACTTTGAAGCTGTCTTAACGTCAACGACTTGGCCGTCTATCTTGCAATCCATGTGGCCTAGTATACCATCTACGTTTACTTCTTTCTGTTCTGAAGTAACTTCATGGCCTGCCATTCGGACTAACATCAAAACTATTTCTTCTAGGATATGTCCATAGAGAAACTTAATTTGTGTTGAGCCGCTAACGACATGAGGGTCTGAGGCGTTCTTGCTTTCGTACCACAGTTGCCGTAAAGGTCTACCAATGTTAGACATGCGGAGCCTGAAGCCCGCCTCAGGGTCTCGTGGTTGCGACCAAGCAAGTATACTTTCTTTCATACGTGAAAGAGTTAAGTCTAGTTCTTCTTCAGAGATATTTAAAGCCTCCCCAGTGGAAAGGCCTTCTAGATTAGAATAAATATCTTGAATAAGCGTATCTAAATTTTTCATTCTGATTCCAGTTTGACTTGATTAATAACCTGACGGGCTTCTTCGATAGAGCATTGAAACCATTCGCCTTGTTGATTGAATTTAGATGCAAGTATTTGATGCGCTTGAGACTCTGATGCTCGACGATCAGTTACTTTGCAAAAGTATTGTAACTCATAATCACGGAAAGGGCTAGAGGTTTGATAACCTTTTAGTCTGTCTATTGCATCTACAGCCATTCCAACTTTTACCCATCCTTCAAACGCAGGGTTAGTAATGACATATACTTCACCTTGTTTTGAAGATGTGTAGTTTTCTAAAGAACTAAAAGCTGCTTCTTCAAAACCTTTATATCTTCCGGGCTTGTGAAGCGGATGGGAAGTAGGAATATATTTTCCATCCACATACATACGCTTTTTGTTTTTTCGAACATAAGCGGCAAGAGAGCGCTTAGCCCCGTCACTGCCGCCAATATAATATTTATTTCCGTTTTCTACTACAATGTTTGTTTTATAGCTCATAGATAATTCCTTAGTGTGTATCAGCCCAGTTGTTTCCGACATTGTATTCTCCTGTTAACTCACATTTTAAGTAAAAGTCTTTGCCAGCCTTTTCAATTGCGGCAACACCTAACTCACCTACCTTGTCTGCTACATCTTTGTGCGCTTCTATTTGCCATTCATCGTGGACGTTGGCAACAAAGTGTGCGTCTAAATCTTTAATACTTTCTTGCAAGTTAACTAATGCTTGCTTCATGACAATAGCGCCAGCACCTTGTAGCAAAGTATTTAGTGCGGCGTGTTCGGAGCGAACAAACAGTTTGCGTTTGTCTAGCCCTTTGAGGTAGCCCCTCTTAGACGCTCTTGATACTCTGTCTTTAAGATGTTTAAATGCAGGGAGATTATCGAAGAAAGATTGCCTAAGTCGTCCACCATCGTTTGCGTCTCCTCCAACCACTGACCCAAGCTTTGCATCTCCTGCTCCGTATAAGAGTGCATAGATGAAAGTTTTAGCCTGAGGTCTTGATTCAAGTCCTGCAGCCATTTGATTTGCTGTGTGTATGTCTCCGTTGAGAAGTTCATAAGTAAAGCCCTCATCATCCATATAGTGAGCCAACATGCGTAACTCTAGGCCGCTGGCATCTATACCTACTAATCTGTAATTATCTTCAACTGTCCAACATTCTCGACACTCTTTGCCGTAAGGACTGCTTGTGCTTGGGACTTGTGCCATGTTGGGGCTACTGTGTGTCATGCGTCCTGTTACTGCGCCGTTAGTATTAACAAACCCACGGATGCGCCCATCGTCTTCCATCTCTTTGAACCAAGAGTTTATCTGAGCAATGCGCTTTTGAAGCATCAAATACTCAGCAATAACAGCAGCTTCAGGTATGTGTTTTATCTGCGATAATACTTTTTCATCAACAATTGGCTGTCCCGTGGGCGTAAATTTTGTAGGCTTCCAACCAAACTCCACGAGATATTCTCCAATCTGTTTGCGAGAGCCAAGGTTAAAAGGTTCAGAATCACGACGAACAAGATTATCATTCGGACTCTTACACGCTTTTTGATACTCTTCATCAGACAGTCTGACCTTTTTAGTTTCGCTTTTGACTTGCGCCATCTTAGAAACTTTACCTGCCTTGGTCATTGTTGGGACCAAAGTAATAAATGTTTCGCGTGGCTTGAATGTTTTGTGCACACGCTTTTCGGCTTTGTCAATCTTTTCATTTAATTCTGCCAGAAGACTCATCGCATGTTGTTGGTCTAGCTTAAATCCTCTTTCACGCTGTGCGTTAAGAATACGGTACACATCGTGTTCTAGTTTTATTGCTTGTGGGCCAAAGCCGACAGACTCTGTACGAGAAAGATGACGATAAACTTTGTAGTTAAGAGACACGTCCTGCTTGCAATACTTTAACATTTCAGGCGTGTAGTATTCAAAGTTGTCATACTCAATCTTTCGATGGCGTAGCCTGTATCCCCAGCCTTCAAGACCGTGGCCGCCTTCTCGTGTTGGATTGAACAGTCGAGAAAGCACAAGCGTATCTACAATCTTTATGTTGCCATCATCCAGATCGACACCCATAAGATTTTTAATCACAGGTATATCATACCCTAAAATATTGTGGCCGATTAGTTTGTTCGCGTTTTGTAGAAGTGTAACTCCTTTATCTATACAGTCAGGGCCATACTCGTAGACCTTTCCGGTTTCTGTATCCATTGCAACTAAACAAAATATTTCTGTTGGCTGCAAACCATTTGCTTCTATGTCAAAGACATAAGCTGTCATATTTCATCTCCAAACTCATCAATCATAGTATCTATATCTACTTCTGATAAGCGTCCGGTTTCTTTGTCGTAAAACAAGTGTGTTGCTAGTCCGACATCGCCTGTATATCTAGACTTTAGTACACGTACTTTAGTTGTACAAGCAACCATAGGGTCGTCAGACTGCTGATTACGCTCTAAGCTTATCACACAGTCGCTTAGTTGCGCAATAGATTGAGACCCACGTAAATGATTTAGTGCTGTCTCGATACCGTTCTCGTGACCTCTATCGCCTTGTGTGCGTCGTAAGTGAGAAACAAGAATCATTCCACAGCCTGTTTCTTCTACGAGAGTTCGAAGTCTGTGCATAATCATGTCAATAGCTTTGCGCTCGTCAGGATCATCGGACAAAAGAACTAGCATGTGAAGGTGGTCAAGAACTATCCACTTGCAGTCACAACCAATAATCATGTACCGCAGCTTGCTGAATACACTTTCGAGGTCGTTCATTCCAAGGTGACCATAGACCCACACACGATCTTTGTTGTCGCCGTCAAACATTTGGTGGTGTATCTGGCGAAGGTCGTCTTGATCAAAAAGATTACGAACACTGTCGAGGTGCAGTCGGGCATCAGCTTCAATAGAAAGTATGCCGTCGATTGTACGCTGCCAGTTTTCTTCGAGAGCCATAACACCAACCCTGTCTGTAGTCTTTTTGATCAGCCAGTGTTCCAGTTCTCGTGTAACACTAGACTTACCAAGGCCGGTGCCGCCCGTCAAAGTAACTAACTCGCCTGCACGTAAGCCCTCAAGCTTTTCATTGAGGCCCTTCCACGGAAAAGGAATGGAGTCTTTGCGTGTACGATGCAAATAGTTTTCGACGTTTTCTGAAACATTAAGAACACCCGAAGGTGTATAGAGCTTGGCGTTCCACCAGTGAT